ACAGCTCTTTGCATCACTTCATCGTAATAAACTTTTTTAAATGCGGATCCTGCTAATGCTAAATAAAATAATAACTGATCAAACTCTGGAGTGTACTCTTCCATCTCCTCTGTGATCATATAGTTCATAAAATCTTGCACCCTTTGTGCTTGATTTATTTTTTCATTATCCTCTGCTCCAAGAACTCTAGTTCTTACAGGTCCTTGAGACGGGAGTAATTCTTTATAGGCTTGTGCTTGAAATGATGTTACGGCTTCGGATAATAGTGGATGAGTCACGGATGCCGAACCTTTAAACGGTCTAGTCATCTCAGTGTGTTTGATTCCAAGAAGATCTAAATTACTAGTGTAACTTGTTTCCCAATCTTTTCTTGAAACTCTGTCTTTTTTATAATCATCTAATAACTGATTAGACATTCTTTGCAGAACATCATCAGACATGTCTTCTGCAATATTTTTATAAAAAGCTTCAGTCTCTGATACTACATCTTCTACTGTTGCAGGTTCTTCACCTTCAACTTCAATATCAACCTCTTCTAAATCAGGAGTTACAACTTCCTCTTCAATTGCTTTTTCAATTTCAGCCATCTTAAAAATTAATAAAGTTTAGTTGGTCTCATTCCGCCTTTAGCTAATCCGCCACCACGTGCTCTAATCATTTTACCTTTTTTAGCTCCACCAAACATATCTAAACCAGAATTTTCTTTTGTCAAAGCATTATATTGACTTTCAGATTTTGGCATAGTTGGTGAAAGCATTCCTGCTTCTTTTCTTTTCACAACAGCTTTTTTTATTTTCTTTTCTGTTGCTTTTACCTTTGAAGCTGCTTCTTCTATCTCTTTACCACTTGCATTTACATCAAAATTTATCTTTCTAGTTTTACCAACAAGATTTTTTGTTTCATCTCCAAGGTCTACAACTCTTTTTTTAATTTTTGATGATGATGGGGTTTTAGCTCCTGCAGGGGCTCCTGTTGGAACAATCTTTTTTTGTGCTCCTAACATTTTAGATGCACCATATAACGCTATACCAGCGAGTGCAGCTTTCTTTAATTTTTTCTTAAATTTTGACATGTCTTCTCCTTTGATTAATAATATACGTATCTACGTTCCTTATAACTTTCAACCTCATCCTCGTCAGAATAAGTAGTTACAAAAGAACCTTGTCGATATCTTAACATAGCTTGGGTGGTGCTGTCCACATAATCGTCATGTTCTCCATGAGGAAACGCAGCACATTCTTCAATCACTTCTTGAGCCCAATGCTCGTCTCTAGGAAAATAAACCTGATCAGATTCAAATATTGGAGCACAGGCGTTGACCCGTGAGTGTTTATCCTGTCCTCTTCCTGGTGTGTAATCCATAACAGGAATACCCATTCTTCTTAACTCTTGTAATAAACTTTGTCCACTAGCTTTAGCTTCTATAATAATTGTCTCTGGACTCCAATATTTATATTGGTCGAGTGCAACCATTTTTAATTCTGGAAAATCCCATTTACCTTTGATCGCATCAATTAACATAATAGCATCAGGCCCTGATTCGTGAGGCGTGAATATTCCCCATGTAGTAATGGCTGAATAGTCAGCAGTTTCTTTTTTACTAAATGCAGTGTCATAAGATTGAATAACATGTTTTAACGCAGGAATATCCTTGGTCCACGGCTGCCACCATTCTCTTTTAAGAATTGCTCCTTCCTCTGAAGTTGGATTTTGCATGTACTGTGCAGACCAATTTCTAATTGATATTGACGCTTTAACTTTTTCTAGTTCTTCTAGGTTCCAATATTCAGGCCACACGGGTTGTAAGTTATCTTCCTCTCCTAATAGAGCTGGAAAAGAAATTGTTTCCCATTGGTCTGACTTAGGTTCATTTTGTGCTTTGATTAATCTACCGGTCAAATCATCTTGAGCCCATCTCGTCATTACAAGTACAATAGAGCCTCCTGGTTGTAGACGTTGTCTAGGACCAGATAGGTACCAATCAAAAGTTCTCTCCATAGCACTATCGGATAACGAATCTTGCTCCGTGTGTGGATCATCGATAATAAGTAAGTCCGCCCCTCGTCCTGTGATAGAACCGCCAACACCCGCTGCAAAGTATTCCCCACCTTGATTGGTCTCCCAACGTCCTTTTGCCTTACTATCTTCTCTTAGTCTAACATCTCCAAAGATCTGTTTATACTCTGCACTGTCAATTAAGTTTCTTACCTTCGCACCGAACCTTCCTGAAAGTTCTGCGTTGTGAGATACCTGCATAATTTTCATCTTAGGATTCTTTCCAATCATCCAAGCAGGAAAGTATATAGATGCAAATTCTGATTTAGTATGTCTAGGAGGCATATTCACTATGAGCCTTCCTTTTTTATTTTTTGATATGTTAGTAAATTCGTGTGCTATATGTTGGTGGTGTCCCCATCTATCAGGATCACTATCGGTTCTGCAAATAAAATCTGGCCAAACATTCTTTACAAAATATAAGAAGTTATCTTGACATAATTTTATATGTTTCAACCATACTTTTTCGAGCCTCTCTCGTAATTGATCGGTGGTCAATAAATCTGTATCAGTCATCTTAATTTACTATACCCTTGGGTCCCCTTAAAATCTACCCCCTAATTCTAGGAGACCATATTACTTCTATTTGTCATGCAATGCTAAAGCAAATATCCTAAGAACCTTATATATTATGGAAAAAAAAAGAAAAAATAAAAATTTCTATTTTTGGATTTTGGTTGGTACCTCTATCAAGGGGGGAGCCACACGGCCACCGTGTGGCCGTGTGTTATTAGATCGATTAACTTTTAATCTCTTCCTGAATTAATTTATCGATCTCATTAAATGCATAGTCTTCGACTTGCTTAATAGTCATCTCACTGCTAACGCCTCGAGATGATATAAAGTTACCTCGTTCAATTTCAAGTGACCATGAGCCCTTAAAATCTAACGGCTTTAAGTTTATAAAGTAGCCTCGATATTTCATGTTAAGCCCTCACCATTGTTCTAATTGATAAGATAATGCCACCCGTGGACAGGGCTAACCCTGTCCATGGATCAATCGTAAATAGTACAATCACGCCTAAGAATGCAATCGTAAAACTAATTAAGATTAATATAATATATAATGCAAGTTCCATTATATTTTAACTGTGTTTACTTCAAGCGTTATAGAATTAACAACTTTCGTTTTATACTCTTCATAAAGTTTCGGGTGATCTTCCTGCAATCTTTTAAGATCAATCGTGTTATATTCTTTATGTTTAGTTTGAGCGTGGACGTTGTAGCCTTTACAAGTTGTGAAGACTTGCCCACCGTTAGCGTCTACAATTGTTACTGCAGGATCTTTTAAATCTGTAGCTAATTTTGTGAACGCTTTTTTATTTTTATTTGCGTCATGATAATTAAATAAAAGTTTACTTTGTAAAGTAGTCAATTTATTTAATTTGACTTTTTTTAGTGTACTCATTTTTTTTACCTCGTTAGTTAATTATATATAACTTATGTTATATATGATCCCATTATGATCATATTTGATAAGATGTAAAGAAATTAATTTATTTTATTTTAGGGGGCAGAGCTGCCCCCTAGTTTAGAATTATTCTAAAGTATAAGTATAATTGTTAAAGCTAAAAAGATTAAAGGGTATACAGCTAAAAATCTAATTATAAATGCGCCTATATTGTCCATCATGATGCTATTTTAATGAAACTATTCTTTGTCACCTTCTTACCTAAGCCCTTAGCAACTAAGCCCACAATCACGCCTGACGGATCCTTAAAGCGTAAATCATGCGCATCCCCGTCTATAACTTTACGACTCATCCAGGTAGACGGCAGCTTATCCTTGAAAACAACAGCAACGTTAGCTCCTGCTGCCATCGCTTTCAATTGGTCCTGGTCATTAGTGCCCGAGTCACTGAAGGTAACATGATAATTTTTTTTACCATGATCAAGGTAGTTAAGTACTTTACTATAATCATAGAATTGCACATCAGGATGTATATCCATTAAGCTGCCACCTCCATCAACTTTATATTTAAACCAGGGCAAGTCACTGGTGCCGTTTAATCTAACGGCAAATTTAAATCCAGCGTTAGCAGCTCTTTGCTTCAGTGTCTGTATTTCTTTTGACAGCTCCCACAAAAATCCATTTTTGTTATTCCAAAAATAATTAGTTTTATTTATTCGAGCCTGCTGCACTGAATTCATTTGGCCCCGGCCTGATGTATTTAAACAAGGGGCAATGCATCCTCCTGGACCTTTTGTAGCTTTTGGGCAAACATTTTTTCCACTCATATCATATGGCGCAAAATGCATTATAGCTGTTTTATATCCCAGCTTCTCACCCTTAGCCATTTTGGTTTGGCTGTAATAATTAAGTAACGGCATTTTATATTCTCCTATTTTGTTAGTTTGCATCTTAGTACCATGGGATGGACTCAGCTGTCAACTTTTTATTTTAGCTCCTGCTGCTAGATCTTGCTGCAATAAATAAGACTCGACCTGGAGGCCTGGAGGTCCTGAAGCTTTAAGCTACCATCGAGCTGCACGACTCACGGGACCAATTAAAAAAAATAATTTTTAAAAATGCTAATACAAAGATATAGAGAAAAGTTCCATATATATCTTCTCGCACCCATGTATATAAATGCTAATACAAATACTAATACAAAAATTCCATAGGAAGTTTCATAAGAAATTTCAATCAATGCTAATACAAGAAAAAGACAGAAACTCCCATAGGGAGTTTCTGTCAATAAATCGTGAGACGTGGTTCTTGCGTCAAGATTTTTGAATTTTTTTAATTGCGTCTTTTAAATTAGATGTTGAAGAGACATGAACAATGGTTCTCGGTTCACGAACCACGAAAAGTTGATATTCTGAGAGACCTCTCTGCGAGAGACACTCTCGCAAGATAAATGAAGTGCCACCATTTTTAAAATGGGTTAAATGCCAATTAATTTGGTACTTTGATAAACCAATATTCTTGACATCATTGGACTTGAGTTCAATCCAAATACTTTTGTTGTTTATCAACCAATAAACATCTGGAATTCCATTGATTGTGCTTGATTCTATACGAAATAATTGACCTTTTAATTTAAGATTTTTAATTCGTTTCCACAAATTACTTTCTGATTTTTTCATTATGTTATTAGGTCAATAACATAAAAAAAGGCCTAACTCCACTCTCGCATTGTTAGGCCTTTAATCAAGATAATTGGTTGTCTGTGTTAATCCCAATATCAAGAATTTTATTATATCAGATAACAGGAATTACAGGTAGTTCTTTAATGTTAGTGTGAATTGCACCACCATTATTTCCCTCATCATCACTTGTTGGTGTAAGCCAAGTTCCATTATCTAAAAGAATTTGAATTGGTTGATTGTGCCAACCTTGATGTTCCATTTCTTTTTCTGAACAATAATCAACTCTAACAATAGTTCTTCCCTCTAAATACTTTGCTATTCTCATAGCCCAAGTTTCATCTATTGTATGAATAAGCCAATAACCTTTTGGTTCACCCATATTAATTTTTTCTTTTTTAGTTTTTTTATCAATATGAGATAAGCCAATAGTGTAATTATTACTTCTACAAATAATATAAAATTTGTCTAAGTCTCTGTTGTATTTAATGTAATAAGCATTATTTTTATCACATACTAATTGATTTTCTTTTACTGCACTTTTTATGTCTTCGATATTTTTTGAGTATTTTGCCATTTTTCATATTCCTTTTCTTGTGTGTAATCCCAAACAGAAATAAATCTTTCAAGCCAATTTTCTTGTTTGGGTGTTAGTGTCATATTCCAAGCCAACTCTTCATCTGCACTTCCTAATGGGGAGAGTTCTTCTCTCTCCCCAAAATTATTATAGATTTTAACAAGTCTATCGATACTAACCATTTGGTAATGATTTAATTGTATCTGTTGGAATTGTCATGTTGATTTGAGTTTCTTTAGCAATCAAAGATATTTGTTGTAATACCTCTGAACCAATCATATCACTATGTAATAAATCAGTTGCTTTTTCTTCCAACTCATCAAGTTTCTGCAACTCCAAACCTTTTTTAGATTTGTAAAATGCATTTTTTGTTTCTAATTTACATTGTTCTCTTAAATAATTATCTAACTTATCTTTAAGATCATAAAGTTTATTATCATAATCATATTTTGGCATATCGTAAGTATCCCATTGACGAGTTTCTGCCCAATTATTTAATTTTATACTTAAAACTTGAAAGAATGTTTTTACTTGTTCTCTTTTTTCTTCAAGTCTTCTTGCATAGTTTTTTGAATAATCGTTAAACTCTTTTTCAACTTTCAAATATTTTTCAATATCTTTTTCAACTCCAAGTCTCTTAATAAAAGTTGGATAGTTTTTTTGAGTTGTATCGTTTATTTCTGCTTGATGTAAAGATTGAATGGCACTTTTTTTATCATCAAATTTTCTTGATAATTTTTTCTGCCAATACTCTCTGTTGTCTTTGCTTATTTGTTTATTACTCATTTTTGCTCCATTGTTAGTTGTTAGTTAGTGAGTACCCTCAATGGATATCTTCCAGAGGGTACTCTGTAAGTTTGGCTTTTAAGGTGCTTGCTAAACTTACAAAGAAATTGCACCATTTGTTTTTATTGTATGCGTGGGAAAACCCTACTTTGCCAATACATAAAAAACAAACAAAAATTTTGTTATCCAATAGTAAAGCCACCAGAATTTTTACAAAACTCTGAAAACTCTTTTACATTATCAACAGAAAAAGGATAATTACCATTAAAATTTTTCTTCTTTAAGATACTATCCCATTTTTTCTTGTCTTCTTCTGGAAATTCTTTTGGTGCAAGATTAGTTTTACCAAGTTTTTTTTCAACTGATTTACAAAATTTATCTAACTCTTTTTCTATCTTATCATTTTGTTTTTCAATTTTTATTCTCTGCTTTTCAAACTTATCTGCGTATGCTTTACAATGACCAGATTTAATTAAATGATCTAATTGTTGAGATATCATTTCTGCGTCTTGTTGAGATATCTCTGTACAATCATTATAACCCCATACTTCCCATTGGTCTTCTGGAATTACTTTTGTAAATCTTAAAACATAATCTGCAAGTGGTCGCCACCACCAAACATTGTTTCTAAAATAAGTACCAGATTGAGAAGTGTACTCATCTCTTTTTTCAAAATATTTATCTTGCTCTTCTTTTGGAAGATCAAATAAATTATCTGGTCTTTCTGGTTCTTGTAAGTGTAAGTTTTTTGGGTTCATACCTGTTAGATCAAATCCCATTTTTGCTCCTTTGTTTAGTTGTTAGTTTTTTAATTATTGAAAGCAACATTTTAATAATAGTTTTAGATGAATTATGATAATTTTTTTGTGCAATATCTAAATCATCTAATAACCAATTACTTAAAAAGTCTTTTTCTTTTTTTGTTAGTTTTATATTCATATCCCATATTAATAAGATAATTTTGAATAAATGCAATAGTTAAATTAAGATAAATAATATAAGTAAAATAACGAATAAATAAGGATAAAATATTATAAATCGGAGTATAAAAGCCAAGAAATTATCCATCACCTCAAAATAAAGATTAAAAAAATTATTACAAGATTAAACTTTAATTTTTCTTATAGATTGTATTACTGATGTTGGAATTATTGTAGTATTACCTATATTATCAAATGTTGGTTTTTCTTTTGTCTCAATATAATCTGTAAATATTCTGGTAATACCTTTTGATTGAGATAATAAATATCCTTTAGAAACACAAGTTGGTAATTTTTGATTTTTTAAATCTTTTGTTGAACTCCAACCTGCGTCTCCCTCAATATCAAGCCACTTTATTTCTACATAAGGATAATCTAAAATATTATTTCCTAAATTTTTAAAATTAAAATTTAAAATTTTTGATTTTTGTATTTTCTTTTTCATGAAAAAAACCCATATGTATCTTCGGATTTTATGAAAAAAAACCCATATGTATCTTCGGACTTTGTTAAAAAAAACCCATATGTATCTTCGAAGGTCATGACTTATCCTTTGTTAAAATTGAAACAATACCAATTGATGTTTGTAAATGTTTATTATGGACTTCATTAAAAACAACCATAAATTTTCCCTCATCAAGTAATTTCTTCTGGCGTAACGTCAATGATATTTTTGGCTTCTCCGATTTTTCCTTCAAGTTCGGATAACCTTTTTTCAAGTTGTTCACGACTCATACCCTCCAATCCAACATGGGTTACTTCTTTCTTATCTATAAAAAATCCTGCCATTTGTCCACTACGATACTCAGCATTCACAGCTACAGAAAATTGTTTTTTATCTTCTGCTTTTTTACTTAGTGTTTCAAATCTTTTATATTTTTTAAGCTTGTCCCCTTCATGTTTTTTTAACTCCTGGTTATATTTCATCTCCATATATCTAACTACATGAGGATTTTTATTTGGATCAGTAAGTCTACTTGCAATTTCTGTTGGTCCTTCTTTTTTGGCAGAGGTATAACCAGCCCGAGTGGCTGCCTCAGTCTTGGAGATCTCCCCCCAATTACTAACATAGATATCTACGAAGGCTTTTTGCTTCAGTGTCAGCTCAGATGTTGATTTCAAAGTATTTTTTCTTTTAGTCATCTTGACCTCTTATATCACAAAATTTTTCCTAATACGCTTTCTTACAAACTTTTTTTATTTTATTTTTTTGCAGAAAATGGCCTCAAGCAGAGTATTTTCCTAGAATTACTAGGAATTTTCCCAGTGTTTTCCTAGTGTATTTTGCTCTAGAAGTGTTGTATATCAA